GTATGTTAGGATGGTGTCCGTCCACGTCGAAACAAGCGGCGTCCGATAGGCGCTTCCTAGCGTCCCATCCCGCATAAGCGTGAAGGTGAGGTCTCCCGTCGTCGTGCAACTCCCTTGCAATAAGATATCGTTGGACACCCAGAGACTCAACGAGGAAATCTCGTAGCCTCTCGCGTGTGAGGTCTCCGGATTGCGGGTAGGTGAGAAATACATCCCGTCCATCGAAGCTGAAATTTCTGGTGACGCTGGGCATAATATTACCCCAGCGGCACTCGGCACTCGGCACACCTTATATAAGCGTGTGCTGTCATCGAAAAACATTTCGATGGAACTTCTCATACCCGAGGTTATAACAGCCGGATTAGGCGCGACCGCTACATTCGGAATTGTGGCTTATGCAGAAAGAGGCCACAAACGAAAAAACCCTTGGCTTACTCCTCCAAATAGTCCAAGAGATTCTAAGAAACTTAAAGCAGCTGCAAGACCAAGTCGCACAGCTATGCCAAGAACTGCTAGAAGAGGAAGATTCAGACGCCGTTTCGGTCGAAAGCGGCGCTTCAACCGTCGAGCTCGTGTAAAACGCGCCGTGCGCAGCATGCGGCGTCGCTCTTTCAAGCGCGCGGTGACCCGGATCATAACAAGAAAGTTGGAAACGCACAAGGAACACTTCACGGAAACCTCTTTTACTCTCGCACCCGGAAATGGAACAACGGCTATGAACATGCGCGTCTTTGCGCCATGGCAAGCGGCGTTCGCACAAGGGGATGCGTCCAATCAGATATCCGGAACTAAAGTCCACTTGTGGAAATTCATGTGGAGGCTTAACATCAAAGGTCTACTTGCTGGTGATGTTCACGTGCAAATTCTTTTTGTCAAAGCCGATTATGAGATGGACGTTACGGCAGCGGGAGCTAACACGAACAATGAAGGAACAAACGTAACGTCTGCAACCACATCCACCACCAATCCGGCACAAAGTGGCGCCGGTTCGAATATCCCATTCTTCGATGTCACGGCGTCACCAGGCCAGTTCTGCGGTCTCAGCCCGGTCACAAAGTTCAACAATGACAACATTTCCATTCTCAAGATCTGGAACTTCAAGCTCCACGGCTTCGGTCAAGCCGGGACTGATCCATTCCTCGATACCACTCTCACGTTCCCGTTCAACAAGGACGTACAGATTCAAGAGACGCAGGAAACCATTGACGGTATACCACGTTTCTTCGGCCCAACAGGACGCGGACGTCATAGCTCTCAGTACTTCATACTTGTACGCACGTGGGGACAAGACTTCATCAGTGCTACGGATGCGATCGACGTTGACCATCGCGGACTTCTACTATTTAAGGATATCTAGACAGTAGCCCGTCGCGGCTCCCTTCGAAGCGAAGCTGAGGGGGAGCCAGTCGACAACGATATTTTTTATTGAGTAAAAAGTGGTTGAAACACATCGTATATCACGGTATTAGCTCTGAGCCAATCCAGTTCAGTTCCGGAAAGAGTTCCTCTAGGATCAGCGTCTCGGTTGCACAACCAGATACATGGTCTTCCCCAGTCCACGGTACGCTTCTTTCGGTACTTGTCGGTAAGCACAAAACGCTTCTGGCTTCCAAAGAAGGACTTCCACTGCGGGAAAAATTTGATGTTAAAGTCGTCGAGGACGATATACTTGGCCGACGGGTCCCAGTCGTCGAGATTGAACTGCCCACAGAAGTACATGTGCGGGCCAAGAGATCGTGCCCACTCAGTCTTCCCGAGCCTTGATGCCCCGCATAATAGCAGCGAAAGAGGTCGCTCAGACTCTACATTGAACAGCGGGTTAGACCCTCAGATTAGGATATGAACAGCGGGTTAGGTTTCGGCCGTTAGGCGGCTTAGGGAGAATAGCGAAGTCCAGACGGAGAGAGTTATAGACTTACCTACCTCTAGGGAAAGTCTTGCCCACTCCCGAAGTTCATCTGGTTCCAAAAACTGGTCGCGACGTCGTCCAGAATACTCGGGTCGTTCACTTCCGAACCTCCACTCGCAAAACTCAAGAAGTCGTCCCAGAGATAAGCACAAATCTCTTGGATAGTGTTCTTCAACTCTTCCCAGAAATGTCGTTGCATCGGGACAATCTCGCAGTAGGTCTCGCCATCCGGTGTTTCCACGACCGGACTCAAGCTCTGCAACTGAGAAGTTACAAAGGACCTCACTGTCATATTTCTTGCAATATTCTGCCACGGCTTTGGCGCTTCTTGGCTTTTGTATGTTAGGATGGTGTCCGTCCACGTCGAAACAAGCGGCGTCCGATAGGCGCTTCCTAGCGTCCCATCCCGCATAAGCGTGAAGGTGAGGTCTCCCGTCGTCGTGCAACTCCCTTGCAAT